AAACCTACCCAGTTGACATGATTCCACACCCACTTGGCTGTCACATTTTCATCAGGAGGTGCAACATCAGTTGAGTATGGAATCTTCTCTTCAGAAGTTCCGCAGTAAAGACCAGAGATTTCAAATTTATAAAACATGATTTATGCTACCCTTACATATGATCTTGCATTTGTGCGCAATGGCGAAATTGTTGATACACCTGTCCGATAAAATGCGCCACCACCAGTTATGTCTGATTTCAATACATTGGTGTTTTGACCAGTAGTTATGCCATTCATACCATAAGCAAAAGCTATACCGCCAGCATCTGGTGTTGCAAAAGCACCACCTACACCCCAATAGTCACCTATATTTCCAACTGTAAATTGTGAACCCGTCCAAGTTACACCACCATCAAACGAAAAAATACATTGGTTAAATCCAGTAGAGCTGTTGTAACCAAGCAATACAACTGTGTTGGAATCGCCCGGATAAGTAATAATTCCGTTTCCTATTTCTGTTGTAACTATTCCAAGCTGAAAGTTTTGCGACAAAGTTACAATTGTCCAAGTTATGCCATCTGATGATGTAAGTATTTGGGGTTGACTTGAAACACCAGCATAAAAACGATTAGCATCAGCATAAACTGCAAGAGCCGAACCCAGCACACCAACTGGAAATGTTGGCGTTGCCCAAGTAACACCATTGTCGGTTGAAACTGAAATAGTGTTACTGAGACTACTAGTAATAACAGTTGAGCCTTTATAATATAAACCACCATTAGTATTCGTGTTAGGTAATGGCCTATTTGCCGACCATGTTGCACCAGAATCAGCCGAGTAATATGCTGTGGTACTACTTTCACCAGTTTTAATAATTAGTTTTGCAGGGTCTGTTGTGTTGTACTGCATTATGTAATTATTTGGATTTGGTGATGCCGCAAAAGTGCTTGCCGCCCAAGTAATACCACCATCCGTTGAATAGCGTTTTTGAGTAGTGCTAATTTGCAAATAACAATTATTGCCATTGCGATAAAACTGTATAGCTTCACCAACAGCTACTGTTGTACTTCCAATAACAGCAGTTGTGTTGTCACCACCAAAAGTAAAACCATCGCTTGAAAGAGAAGCCACATAGTTTGTTACGCCAGTACCCGGAGCAAGTATTAAAAATCTAGCACCGCACCAAAAAACAGCAAATTCACTTGCTAATGATTTATTCCTTCTCCAACCTGTTGTAAATGCGGCAGTGTTGACATTATTTTGACTGACTGAGGCGTGTGCGCCTGTTCCAGAATCGGTAACAATAGTAGGAAGACCACTTACGGTTTCGGTTGACCATGTTGTGCCATTGGTAGTAGATTTAACACTCAGTGTGCTTGCAGCTGAAAAGCAATAACTAAATATTTTTGTGTTGTTGCTTGCGACAACTGAATTTGCACCCGAATTATTACTAGTCCTAATACTTGTTTGACCGGGACTCACAGCTAGCATACCAGCGGATGTCATAACACCAACAATGACGTTAGTTGTATAATTACTACCGGGAACTACCGAAATGCTACTTGCAGATATTCTTGAAATTGGGTAGCTTGCGTAAAAACCATAATCAAGATAAGATGAAGATAAAGAACTTTGCGCTAAAACTGTTGGGGCGGCGGCGGTTCCAGCATTAGCAAGATTTGTCTTTGTAGTTGTGGTTAAATTACTAGACGCTGTTGCTACACCTGACCTTAACCACTTGCTACTGCCAGCATTATAGAAATCGGGAACACCAGCTAGGTCAACAATTTCACCAATTGAGAAGCGGCTTAAATTTGGAAGTGAGTTGTTATTAAATGCCATGATTAAACTCCGTAGACATTGACTGAAACATTGGCTGTGTCAGAGTACACAACCACCAACTTTGCACTGCCTGATGTTAGACCAGACAGTTGCATAACAGAATACGCTTGAAGTGTTGTGTCATACACAAACCACTCAGCATTTGTGGGCGTTCCCGTTGTTGACAAAGGTGCAATACGAATATTGACGTTTGCGTTATTGCGATTGCACACATTGACCGTGAAGGCCTGTGATCCCGCTGGCAGTGTGCAGATTGTTGTGTTAGTTGCGGCGGCAAGGTCTGCCGAACCTAAAAGTCCTGTGGTCATAATATGTCCTTATGCGTTTGCATTTGCGTAATAGAAAAGATCGATGGCTGTAACGGCAACCGTTGGGTTTGCCCAAGTAGGGGGTGCGCCGGAACCGGCGGAGGTTAATATTTGACCCAAGGAGCCTGTAGAGTTACCAGAGCCGACACCCAACGCCAAAGACGTGTTGATCGTCAAGCCCGTGTTGCCGGCCGCCTGAAGCCCTAGAACGCCAGACCCGTCTCCCGAAACTATTGCCCCGCCTGTCGAGGCGTCTGCGTTGATTGTGGTTGCCATTATGTTTCCTTACGCAAGGATCTTTGTCATTGACGCTTGTGAAATGTCACCAGAGTCTACGAGGAACTGCAATAGTTCTGTAGCTTGCGCTTCAAGTTTAGGCATAGCAAACTCAATCTTTGCTGTGATGATCGTGTTTGTGGTGTTGTTGTCCCACTTTGATCGTTCAGCCAAAGTTAAACCGTTACGAACTTTTACGTCAGTAATCCATTTAATTTGAGGGCCAAGCGATGCAGGCAAGTTAACCCACACACCGTTTTGAAGTGTTGCACCGTTCTTGATGTCATCAGGTACGTCAGTGCTGTAATGAACAGCAACGTCAGGATGATAAAGTTCTGCGGGGTTGCCCTCGCATACATCACGAACTACGTTGTTTTCAATCCATGCTTTTTTCATTTTTACCACTCCACAATTACCATACCATCGCCACCATAGCCACTAAACGCATTAGCATCTGTACTGCCAAAAGAAGCAACACCACCACCCCCGCCACCAACAGTTGCTCCACCGCCATAACTGCCATTATTGTTCGGGTCAGCCGCCGCACCTCCACCACCTAAGGGGCCAGCAACGTATTGATTAGATGAAGCAAAACGTGAACCCATACCCGCTCCGGGGCTTGGGTTACCACCATTGTCCTCTTGGTCTTGGGCTTTAGTGCCACCAGCTATCAAGATGTCACCGGGGAAGCGGTTGAGGGAATTTAATGGGTAGGGGGATGATTTTGGTACTGTTACAGTAGATGCTGGAACATAAGTATTAAAACGATGTATTGCGGAGTATGTTTCTAATGGTATGCCACCATAGTTGCTTGCACTAAATGAACCTGCTCCAGTTTCATTTCCGCTACTTGCATAGTTCATAAAGCCGGGGCCAGCGTTTAGACTTGTAAGATTACCACCGGGGTTGGTGCTCGTGCTATAGCTAACTGAACCGCCTGCCGTGCCACCAGAACCAGACACAATGTAAAACCCACCCGCACCAGTACCAGTGTAGGTAACATTGCCTGAACTACCACCAACGCCACCACCACCACTCATAACCACAATAGTTCCAGTGGTAGTTGTTGCAACGGTACTCACAGAACCGCTACCACCACCATTACCAAAAATAGAACCACAAGCACCACCACCAGTCACAGCAAATGTTTGCTGACCTGCGGTATAGGATGTTGTTGTTCCACTTCCAGAAGAACCGCCAGTGTAATTAACATCACCACCAGAACCTGTACCACCAGCCGCACCAGCGGCAGAGTTTGCGGCATTAGCACTTGCGTACAAACCACCAGCACCACCTGTTGCAGTAAGAATTGCACCAAAAGATGATGTGCCTCCAGCGATGCCATTAGCAAGCGTTTGAGCGCGAGTACCACCAGCGCCAACAGTCACTGCGTAAGAAGTGCCGGGCGTTGTAGAAATTACTTTCATTGCAAATCCACCGCCACCGCCACCAGTTGCGCAACGGTTTTGTGTAGAGGCTGTTGCAACAGCACCAGAACCTCCAGCGCCATGAACGCGAACACGAATGGTGCCAACGCCGGGCGGCACAACAAACGTGCCAGTTCGCATAAAAATGCGTATATTGTTTTGCCCGAAGAACGACTGACCGGGATACCCCGAGGGGTTCGCCAATGTCGTGCTAAATAAGCCTTGTACGTTACTCATTAGTAAATCCTCCAGTCAGAGCCGTTATAAACCAAACCAAAGCCAACATTATTGTTGCTGGCAATTAAATCTTCTGCCAAACCCATGATAGTTTGACCATTACGCGCAATAGTCAAAGGGTATGGTAAAAAAGTACCCTTTGCGTCTTGAAAATATACGATGTTGCCTGTTGCAGGTGATGCAGGCAGTGTGATTGTAAACGCCCCTGCGCTTGTGTCCACCAACAAGGTGTCACCAGCAACCGCTGTGTACGTTGTTGACTTGCCAATAAACCCAACGACTGGCACAAACGGTGTAACCCAAACAGGAGCACCCGCACCCGCTGAAGTTAGCACCTGACCCGCGGTGCCTGACGCGTTGTTTGCGTAGGTTGAGCCGTCGCCGTACGTTACGCTACCGGCCGTGGGTGTGTTGCTACCGTTAATTATTACTGCCATGGTTTACTCCAGTGCCTGTATTTTAGCTGTGAGGGCTGTAAGTTCAGCCATCAATTGTTCTTTGGTTGGTGCAGGTTTGACTGGCTCAACATAAGCCGCCTCCATTGCGTCCCATTCGGCTTCTTCTTCAGCGGTAAATGGTACTGAGCCGTTTGCAGTCATGTGGTGTCGTGCCATGATTATTCCTTAACTGTTTGCAATGCCGTAAAGTCTAAATTCGCCTGATGCAACATTCCCAGTGCCAAAATAAAACCGAACTCCAGTTAAAGCATCAGTGTTGCTATTTGATGCATAACCAACAGAGCCAGTTGAAACATTGTTATTAAGCCTGCCGGGAGCAAACCGCCAATCAAACATCTTTTCACTAACGGTGTCTGATGGGAAATAGACTGTCATCATAAAATCTGCCGATCTTGACGTAGACAAAGAACCAGTTAATGGGACAGTTGATCCACCTGTGTCAGAAGATGCCTCATAAGAAGTGATGTCTGTTCGTAAGTCGTGTCTGCTGTAAGCATAAGAAGCTGTAGTAATGTACGAACCCCCAATTTTTAACCGGCAGTTTAACGGTGAAGAACTACTGCACAAAACCCCAGTGCCAATTATCAAGTACGCACGATAGGTTGAGTTAAAAGTGGTTTCTACATCAACAGTTGCTGAACTTGATGCCGTTACTGTTGAGAGATAAACCAACGCGCCAGAACTAGGAGTTATCCAACTAGGAGCCGCTACACCATTACTTTTTAAAACTTGCCCTGATGTACCGACAGCCAACATTTGAGTTGTTCCAGATGCAGACTGGTATGGAATGGTTCCGTTAGATCCACCAGCAATGTTTGTAGCAGTTGTGGCTAATGTAGCGTTAGTAGCATTGGTAGCGTTAGTTGCACTTGTAGCATTCGTGGCGTTACCAACAGTGATACCGCTCAAGGTTGTAGCGCCTGTGCCACCAGAGGCAACAGGCAAAGGTTGGGCTAACGTGGTTGTTTGGTCAGCGTTAAATGTTGCGGCAGTGGCGGCAGAACTGCCAGTCTTGATGACTAACTGTCCTGTTGTGTCGCCTGTTTGAACTAGCGCCGCTCCTGCCGCTGTTCCTGCTGAAATTGAACTCATGTCATGTCCTTAGAGAATAACCCAGCGTTGGCCGCTTGGAACTGTTACTGAGACACCACTGTTGATGGTGATAGGGCCAACACTGAAACCGTTCTTGTTTGTTGACAAGGTATAGTTAGAAGCAATTACTAAACTATTTTCCCAAATTACACCTTCAGCAGAAGCACCAGTGGTTTGCCAACTTGCGACTGAACCGTTTGTGAAAAGATACTTGCCGTTATTTCCTGTTTGAGAAGGAAGCGCGTCAACAGTACCCCAAGCAGTTGTTGAACCGTTGGTTGTTAAATACTTACCGGTGTTTCCACCTTGCGCTGGTGCCAGTGCGTCAAACGCCGCTGTAGCCGTTGTTTGTCCTGTGCCACCGTTTGCAATCGGCAACGTGCCGCTTACGTGCGTGGTCAGTCCAATTTTTCCGTAGCTTGGTGCTACACCCACACCGCCAGAAAGGAGCGCGTTACCAACAGCAATATCTGCTAAATTTGAAAGCGCAGAGCTAGACGACGCAACTAGGAGGTCTCCTGTTGTGTACGAGGTTAATCCGGTGCCGCCGCCGTTAACGTTCAGTGTTGCAAACGCGGGTGCGCTTGCGCCGTTAGAGACTAAAGCCTGTCCTGCACTGCCAACGGCTGTGAACGACGTGGTGTTTAAACCAGTTTGGTAAGGCACCACACCCGCAGAACCACCGGCCAAGTTAGTGGCTGTTGTGGCGGCGGGGGCGTTCACCCACGTGTACGCAGAACCGTTCCAACCCAACACAAAGTTTGTAACAGGTGCCGCAATGAAACTTGTGGTGCCTGCGCTTGTTTGAAAAGGAATCTGGTTGGCAATACCACCGGCTATGTTAGTGGCTGTTGTTGCTGTTGTTGCTGAACCCGCTGTTGTTGCAAAACCTGCTGTGGTTGCAGAACCAACAGCCAACGTGCTTTGCGCAACGTACTGAGGGGCGCCAGCCCCTGCGGTCAAAACAAAATTTGTTGTGCCTAAGGCTAGTTTGCTTAACGCTGTTGACCCAGAGGCGTACAACAAATCGCCGGTTGTGTAGGACGACTGTCCTGTACCACCGTTTGCGGCAACCAACGTGCCTAAAAGCGTAATCGTGCCGGACGTGGTAATCGGGCCGCCAGTTGTGGTTAATCCTGTTGTGCCACCAGACACAGCAACACTTGACACAGTTGCGGTAGCCCCAGAACTTGAGGCTAACAGTGTAACCACGCCAGAACTATTCTTGGCGTACAGCTTCATGTCCGCGGTGTTGAGCGCCACCTCGCCGGAAATTAAATTGCCGGAGGTAGGCACCGCCGCCGCGGTGGAACTGAAGTACAGTTGAATTGGTGTGAATCCCGCTTGTGCCATATTTATTTCTTCTTATCGGGTGTAGTAGGAAACATTCGGGCGGAAGAAAATAGGAGACTTATCGCGGTCCTCTTCTTCGGCCGACAGCGTTGCCTCTGCGGCATCTTGTTTCAGCATGGTGATTCGTGCAGGGTCAATACCGGGCAACAACTTGGCCAAACGGTGTGACAACTGGCCTTGGATGGCAGGCACCCAACGGTCTGGAATGGCAATCTCGTCGGTCAAAGTACCAACGTCTTGTGGTTGCAACTCAATGACAAACTGGAACACTTGGAACGCGTTTTGTGGCACTGGCCACACGTTGATTTCCGGCGTAACCTGACGGTCCATCCAGAACTGCAACGCACGCACACTTAAAAAATCTTTGTTAGGCAGGCTGAAGTAGTCGTTGCGGTTCATCCGCGCCATGGGGATGTCTTGTTGGACAGAAGCCAATGACAGTGACTTCACAACAATTGCCGACGCGCTTGTGTTGCGGAAACGCCAGAAGCCCGCCGCAGGAGACCCGTCAATCTGCAGGTAGCCCCAGTTGTTGACCGCGCTGTTACTCACCGTGCCAATCGTGGCCCACGTGATGTTGTCGTAGCTGTACTCAACAGTCAGTGTTTTGTTTGGTGTCTCGCAATAGAAACCTGCGCTCAAGAAGCGTGGGCTACCGCTGAAAAATGCCGACGCAGACGCGCCCGCCGCAATACTATACGACAGGTCCAGTGTGTTTGTGTTAAACACCAGTGTTGTGTCTGTTGTGGCAGAGGGCTTGGTCAGTGTGCGGTAGTTGGCCTCGCGAATGTCCACGGTGCCCACAGGCAGTGTGTAGGCGCGCTGTTGGGCCTCACTGCCCATTACAATATACTCAAGCAACCACAGGTTCACACCACGGTTTGACAGGTTGATCAGGATGTACCACAGCGCCTGACGGGCCGCGTTGACGTACTCCGGTGTCAACTCCTCTGACAGCTTGCCAGCTTCTTTGTAGGCAAACGAAATCAACTGGTCAACCGATATGGTGGTTTGACCAGTTGTGTTAGAGGTGTTGTCGTAGTTGCTTGCCATTATTTTTTCTTAATGCGCTCTGGAAGTTTCTTCTGAGCAGGGCCTGCTTTCACAAACTCTTTGCCAACAGACTGTTTGATGCCTACCTTTTTGGCAAACTCAGGGGAGTGAGCCACCCCCTGCATCAAACGTTCCTGTGACTTAGACTTGATGGGCATTTAGCACATACCGCCTTTGTTGTACTTCTCAGCGACCTTCTTAGGGCCTTTAGCGTTAGGTTGTTTGTCGTCGCTCTTAACGCCGATCAAACCACCAGCCTTGTACGTACGCACTGAACCAGTTTTCATTTTAGCGCGGCCACCCTTTTTGAGCTTGGACATGTCTGTCTTCTCGCCACCGTGGGCTTGCTCGTCGTGCATCTTAAAAGCTTTTTTGACGACCTTTTTGTCTTGCGCCATGTCGGCGGCTTCAGACTCGTAGTCTTTTTTGGAGTGGTCGATGCGGGGTTTGTAAGTAGAGGCCATTTTATTTCCTTTTTGTTTTAGCAGAGTCTTTGAAAGCCTGCGCTGTTGGTGCGCCTTTGGCGCCGGGTTTTCTCATCGTTTCAGCAGGGCGCCCTTCGGCTTTTTGCTTTTCGATACGTTCTCTTTTTAAATGAATATTGGCGTATAGTCCGGGTTTCATTAGCAGTTCCAACTTTTCAAAGAGGCTTTAGCGCGTTCTGCAGGCCCTTTAGACTTTGCTACCACGCCTTCCATCCTTGCACAAAAACTTGCTTTACGGCCTGCGTCTGCTTTGGTCTTAGGGTTTGGCGCAGGAGGTTTCAAGTTTGAATTATTCTTGGCGTTGTACTCGGCACGGCCTTTGGCCGTCATTCCCGCACCCTTGTCGGTGGGGTTATACGTTTTGTCTTTTCCCGTGGTTTTACGGGGAATAGGTTTATCGTGTTCTCGTGCCATAGTGTTACGCTCCTATAGATAATTACCCACAAAAAAGGGCATTCCTGCCCTTAAAGTAACGCGCATTCGGCCACTCGCCTTTTGACCAAACCGGGTAAAACTTTACCACCACCCTTAGTCCAGAGCATTAACTGCTCTTTGGCACCCTCCCAGTCCTGCGCGTTGATCTTGCGCTTGAGTGTGGAGGTCTGGAGTCGTCCAATCCCGAGATTGTAACAGAAGTCCACGATGGCGTTACACCTGCGCTCATCCGCCGCCAGTATGGGGCAGTTGCGCAACACCCCGGGCAGGTAGTTGTGGTGCAACTCGGTCATTAAGAGTGCCCTAGCTGTAGGCTCGTCCATAGGAGGGTCCTCTAGGGTCACCTTGCGCCCGTCTGCGTAGTAGGTGGACCCGTACCCTATGGTAGCCACGTTGGCAGGGCACAGGTACGGTTTAGCGCGGTATCCTTCAAACTGACGGCAGAACGCCGCCGCAAGGTCTAGGTTCATAACCCACGCTTGGCTAAAGTACGATCAAGGAACCAGAAGTTAATAGTTCCGGCCAACAATGCTGAGAAGTCTGGTGTCATCATTGTCTTAAAGACTTCGATAGGAAGAGCGCCAGCAAGCCACGCGTTCCACGCAAACCAGACGTGAATAAACGACCAGATAAACAAGACCCAGTAGGTCACCACGGGGCGCACAGATGCGGATAAAGATGCGGCCCACCCTCCTGCGGCTTTGACCATGTCCGCTTGCTGTTGAATGGCGCTGTTAAAGGCGTCCATGACACCCACGTCTACCGCGGCTTCTCTAACTGCTCCAATTTCTGCGAGTTTCTGTGCGCCTCTTAATTGCTCTAAATCGCACTGTCGGGAGAACATTAAAAGTTCATGCTGGCGCTCATTTTTCTTGTCAAAAAACTTGAGCACTTCGGGTGCCATGCGGAAGATACCGCCAAAGATAGAGCCTAGTAAGCCCCCAGATAAAATATCAAACATGTTTACTCCCTACAACTTGGTTTTTTGTCTTCGTTCTGCATCAACTTGATACCACTCAGGAACCCAATCATGCCTCCGATAAGAGTAGAAAACGCGGGTGAAATCATCTTGAATATCTCGCCGTTGTCCACTTCCTTGGCCCATAGTCCGAGCATAAAGCAAATTACCATGGCCAATACTGAAATGCACAGGGTCGTGCTGACCATGAGTGTTACCCACAGGGTCAGCTTTTCCTTTGTCTCCACTTGGGGTTTGCGTACCGGTCTCTTTGTCATACGTATTTGTCAAAATGTGTTTTGTTAGAAAATATCTCTAATTCAACAGTTGTTTGGTGTGCTCGTTTGTTGTACAACTCAAGGGCGTACGCCTCAACAGCTTCATTCAACTTTTCGGCTTTCACCGCCTGCTTATACTCAAACTCCAACCGTTGTGCACGGGCTTCAGCGGCAATTGCCCTAACGTCATACGGTGTGGGAAACACAAACGGATACCATTTGTGTAGCTGAATCATTTTTTCTCTCGCTCAAGTGCCTCTTTGTACCCATGAACTACTTTGGCCCTGATTTCTGCAGAATCCGCGGACCCCGCCCACTCTGACAGGTTGTTCCAAATTACAACCAAGTCTTGGCTTCTGCAAAACTGCACATTGTTTGTCAACCACATTGACATCTGTTGATGCCGTTCTGAAGGGTTGTGGATGGTGTACGCTATCCCGTAAAACTCCCTTACGTGGCAACCAACTTTAGCTTCAGCACCAACTAACAGACAAACAATGATTAGTGCTAAAACTATCCATTTCACTTGTCCGCCTTGTTGTCTAACTTGTCAAAGATCTTATTCAACATTTCTTTGATTTCACCAATGGCGTCTTTAAAGTCTTCACGTCGCACAAAGTCTTGGTTGACTTCGCGGTTTAATTCTTTTATCTCAGATTTGAGATCTTTTATGGCGTCCCAGATCGTTTTCAAGATCCACCCACCAAAGGCACCAGACAGCGTGATAGCCGCGTTGAATAGGTCTTGCGAGTCCATTATCCAACCTTCCAGTTTGTGCCGTCAGAATACACAGGCGTAGCAACAGCGCCCCCATCAACAACAGTTGACCCAAACGTGGGGGACAGTGCGTTAGTGACAAAAGCCCTAGCACCAAGCCCAGAGGTGGTTGCGTTAGGCAGTGTGGCTACAGTGTAGGTGGTACTGCCTTGAAATAGTGCAATAGCGGCCTTCTTTGTAACACCGTCTTGAACAATAACCGTGACGTCGTTAACGTTTAGGTATGTTGCTGGTGGTAGTTGGAGTATGCTTATATCAGCCATTTTTATACCTCAATGTCGCCGGGTGTGGGTGTGCTAGATGTGTTGGCGTATGTTGCAGGGGTCAACGAGTTACCCAATCCATCACCAAGCATGTTAGGGCCTTGGTTGATATTAGCCACGTTGGGGGCGTTAGTAATAAGTCCGCCTTTGCCCTGAATGGCGACGGAAACGTCAGGCCGCGGGTGCCTGAGGGTGATGTTCTCGGTTTGAATGGCGGCAAGGCGCCATGGATCGAACTGATCCAAGTCGTCAGGGCATACCATGAGACCGGGATAGTTTGGATCTGGTTTGAGAAGCGTGTACGACATTTTGCGATTACAACGATCGCAGACAGCGACGGACAGTACAGACTGCCCGCGCGTGTCACAATAGATACCGCCGTAATAGGCGTTACCCATTATCGAACTCCGGCTTGAATTACAGTAAGCGTAGAGTTAGTGCCGCCAGTTACCTGAATAGCCCGGAAAGGCTGGTTCGCGATAGGGCTGGCTGGCGCTGATACCCAAGTCATCACCGGCGCTGTAGGTACTGGGTACCCTTGTGCGTTCAGTGGGAATGGGTCAGTGTAAGAGATCTGCACAGTACCGCCGCCGGTGGCAACGTAAGAAACGTTGACCGGCGCAATGTACTGGTCGATCGGGACGAGGACGTCCGCTCCAACTGTTACTTGACGCATGTCAGTCCTTAGTTGTTGGTGTAGCCAGAGCCTACGGCAATAATAGAACCGTCAGGGTTACGTGATGTGTACTGGATGTCAAACGTGCCGGCCAATGTGCCTGTAATAGCTGTAATGGCTGTTGCTGTGAACGTGATGGTTGCGTCATCAGCACCAACGTTGTTCAACACTGTGGCCACTGCCGCAGAAGCTGTAAATGCACAACCAATACGGCCACCAGAGGTTGTGGGGGTAATTGTACCTACGTCAACGCCTGCAATCGCCACAGTAATCACGCCGCCTGTCAACGCTGAAGGCGCTGAAGTTTGCAAGAAAAAGATGTGGTTGATGATTGCACCAGCGGGGACCACGCAAGGGGCCGCTGTGGTTGTGCCAACAGCAAACGTAGGAATTGCACCAGCAAGACGGGTTGCCGTAATGGGAGCAATGTAATCCTGTTGAGCAACCTGCACCGCGCCTGTGTTATCAGGGGCAATTGTGCCGTCGTTTGTGGGGTTGTTGCGCTTGAAAACGCGGATAGGGGTGTTAAAAGTTACTGACATTTTGATGTACTTTCCATAGAAAGATTACAGCACCGTCTCTATGGCGTCCGCCCGTGAGCTTTACGGGTCGATGCTGATTATAGCTCTTACATAGAATTACCCATATCCACAAACAAAAACGCCCTACCTTT